AAGGTCGTGGATCTTTCACTCCTAACTTTGAGTCAAGCAAGCCTCCTGCTGCTGACTTCAATGCACCAGACATCACTCCTACCAAGTCTGCGGACTCAGATGAAGATGATGCTCTGTCCTACTTCCAAAAACTTGCTGAAGAATGATTAACTGAATAATCTAATATTATCTGCAGTCTTTAAGGTTTCACTCTTATATTGAGTGGAACCTTTTTTATATTCCATCATTTCTTCTAAGTCATCTTTGACTACATTAAGGAATCTTGGTTTCAATAAGAAAATATTTCTTCTATCGTCTTGTAATCTTTGTTCGTACATATAGTTTGTCACTTCTTGTACTGGAGAGTTTACAGTTGTCTCACCTTCTATTTCAGCATCATAAAATGCGATTGAATAGTTTGAATCAACTTCTAATCCAGCAGGAAGAATTATTACGCCATTTGCATTTTTAACTTCCGTTGTTTCATAGTGATGAGTTGCATTAATATTTTCATAGGTTCCATATTTTTCCAGTAAATAATTTTCAAAATTTACTTGAGTCATAGGCCATTCATCGTATACATTAATAATATTATTGCACGTCAAGACTAACCAATCTAAGTCAGCATCTCCATAGACTTCAAATGCGACATTATCTGGTCTGTTATCACCTTCAACTTTATACTTTGTAAATACAGATGCATTCTGAAAAATATCTTCTCTGAGTTTTCCTCTCATAAAAAGATTTTTTACAGTAATATAGTCAGATATCCTAGAATCAGGAAGTCTGCTGACGTATTCAAAATCTGGTAATTGACTGAAGTAATTTGACATTTTAGAAACCTATCTGCTCGTCTGGTGTTGTACCAGTAGTTCCAATTGTATAATCATCATTAAAGACTGGTTCAAGTTCGCTAAATCCCATTGTGATTTCATAGGATACCATTGTACCGTCTTGATATGTTGCGTAGTTTCCAGTTGGAGTGTAATTTACTCCAAAGGACTGAAGGGCACATTCTTTAAATTGATTCAGTTTGAAATGTACACCATTCTGGTCATCACCTCTATGTAGGTAACGAAGTTGGAAAGTATGTGGACTTTTTAAGAAGAGATTTGATTTACTTCTTATTGGTGCCATACCTTGTTTGAAGAATCTAATAATACCCACTACAACCTTTGCTTCATCTTCATCTCTAGGGGACAAGGTAAATTTAAATGAGAATGGTCTCAGGGCAGGTCCTTTGAATAATAATTCCATGTTGGGGTTCATCACCATCCCCGTAGATCTTGCCAATAACTGCTGACCTTCAACACCTGCTGCCGCAGCAGCTAAAGCATTTGCAACACCACCTGCTACATCTCTAGCATTATTTTTAATAAATTTTAGTTGGTCCGTGGCAGTTGCGGCAAATGCATTTATTCCGTTTTCTCCTTCCATCGCAGCAGACATAGGAGATAATGCTAGATCTGCCTTAGCAATATCAAGAGCAGTCATTGACTGTGATCCCCATTCAGCAGTATTTTGATCAGAGATTCCCGATGGAATGGGGAGAGTTACTGAACCAACTGATCTATTAGAAGCATTTTGTCTAGCTGCATTAGTAAATCCAATCTGACTTCCGCCAGATAAAAATGATTGTGGTACATATTCCATTATGTCAAATCGGATAACATCTTGTTTTGATTTTCCGAGACCTGTTGGATAAACTAATGTTGGAAATTGTGTTCTAGTATTAGCAGCAGAAGCACTACCTTGGTTTGTAAGAGAACCTAGAGCTGCTGGTTTAGACTGAGCAGTACTGTTATTATTAGGTGCATTATTACCAGAACCACCACCTAATATCGCTTGATTTTTTTTACCAGCAGCTGTAAGTTGTCCAGCATTTGCTGCTGTCTGATTTGCCTGAGCTTTTTTATTAGCATCTGCAGTTGTACTTTTTACTACCTTACTCAGTGGCGAACTTTTATTTAAAAGAGCTTGCTTTTCTGCTGTTGTAGCGTTTGAACTTGCCGTAGTTGTTACGTTTCCGTTTTTATCTGTAGTTGCTGTTTGTACTAATACTTTATTTTTTCCTTTACTATCACTTCTAAAAGTTTCTCTCTTCAGGCTTCCATCTCCAAGTATTGTCACCTCAGAAACATAGTAACTAGTTTTTTTACTCCTACCCGTTCCAGTTGTTACTGTCGATGGTGTGCTTACAGCAGATGCCATTGGATATGGTTCTTTTTACTTATTTAGTACGAATTTTCCATATTGTAATGAAAGCAAGTCATCAAGTTCTTCTGGATGTACAATATAGACTTGAGTTCCTAATTCTTGCCAAGTATATTGCCTATAATCTCTGTGGTGAAAGTTGATTCCACTAAATCCCCAGTTGTATAAGTTAGTTACTGCGACTAATGGATGTTGATCATAACTTATGTTGGGAGTCTTCGCATAATATTTGAAGGTACAAATGTTTCCCTCTTCAGGTATTGGAGTTACAGTATCATTCAGAGCATACATTATCAATTCCATCCTATCATCAACATCAAACTCAGATTGAATCTCACCAATAATAGGTTCTATGCGGTTCATTTGATACCTAGTTCGTCTTCGGTGATGATCTTAAATTCAATTCTTCTATCTTCACAAAATTCAACTGCTGCTTTCCACTTTGCTTTATTTACTTCCCAAGTTTTACATTCATAAATGTAAGACTTTGTAACTCTCTGTTTCTTTTTTGGTGGTTTTGTTTGCTTCTTTGGTTTTACCTCAATCACATAGGTCTTGATATCACCAGTGCTCTCTCTTACTCTTATAATGAAGTCTGGGTAGTATTTGTGAACTCTACGATCAAGAGGAGAGACATAAGGTATATGAAATTCTTCACTACCCCACTGAAGAATATTCTCATTTAGATCACACCACTTGCAAAATTTCCTTTCCCAACTGCTTCGGCATATAATATTGTTGGGATCACCTTTATATTTCTTAGGAAATGACGGTCTGTATTTACTCTTGATACTTTCTGCCATACATAATATATAAGGTAAAAACTATTTATAAAATGCCTAGTAACAGAACGATTGCACAAATAAAATCTGGATTATTACGACCAGCACTGACATCTCACTTTGAGGTTCAGATTCCTGTAGGAACTGGCAATCTTAATACTGTACTGAAACGTGTTGCTAATGATACTGGACTCCAAGATTTGTTGAATATATCGTGCTCTGATGCATCTCTTCCCGGTTCTTCTATTGCAACTTTTGAACTTCAGAATGATTTTACTGGTGTAACTGAAAGATATGCTCACAGAAGAATGTATGATGATAGGGTAGACTTTACATTTTATGTTGATGCCGAAAGATATTTGCCGATTAGATTTTTTGAAGCGTGGATGAGATATGTGACAGGTGAGACTGGAACTAGGACTGACGGTTCACAGTTAACACTAAAAGATAGTAGATATCACTATAGAATGAATTTTCCGAAAGATTATAGATGTGAAGAGGGATTAAAAATAATAAAATTTGAAAGGGATTATAAAACAACACTTCCACAACACGGACACTCTTCTCTGGAATATGAATTCGTAGGTGCATATCCAATCTCAGTATCATCAATGCCTGTGAGTTATGACGCTTCAAATCTTCTGAAGTGTACTGTCTCTATGACATACTTGAGATATGTCATTAAAGAAGTTACTTATAAAAGACAGCAATCAAAAACAAGTATTGGTAGTAAACTATCCCCTCAAACATCAACATTACCACAACCTTTACAGAAATCCTCTCAAGCGAATCAAAACACTGGAAGTCAAGGACAACAATCATCAAGTACTTCAACTACTGCAACTCCCTTTAACTTTACTCCGAGTACTAATCTTGGTCTTGGTGCTAATGCTATACCGAGTTCAGTACAATCCGGAGTCACCTGATAAATAATCACACTGAAATACATCTATAGGTCATTATGCCTTTACCAAAGATTGCTACACCTAAGTATGAACTTGAATTGCCATCTACAGGACAGACAGTTCAATACAGACCTTTTCTAGTCAAGGAAGAAAAACTTCTTG